ATGCTGCACTAGACAATATTACAGATAGAATTCATTCCTATCTTAGTGGTAATTCTAAGATGGTTGGATGGAAAGAAGCAGAGCGTAAGTTGATTCAAGGTGACCATATAAACCTTGCAAAGGCATTGTCTGTTTCTAACTATGTAAATTTTTTGATGAAAAGAAACGCTGCTACAGTAGTAAAGGTGTATCAAACTGGTGCTGCATGGGATGCGGCGATTAGACACCTTCAAGGTAGTGGTCCAGAAAAAGATCAGTTGATTAAAGCATACAATTCTTCTGACTTGATCGTACATTTTGTAAAATCTGGGGTTAATTATTACTGGGGTTTGTCACTAAAGAAAAAATCTGGACCCAATGATGACCCAACTCTATTGAATAAACCATTGGTTGGTGAAGCTTCTGCGAGTGGTAAGCAAAAAGCAGGATACTTATACCTGAAGGCACAGGGTAATGAGAAGCGAGACTTAATCAAGGCAGAAGGTAATTTTTGGAAGCAAGTATACATGGTCAAGAATGGACTAGAACTTGAGTTTCCTCAGGGTAAAAAACTTGGTGACAATGTAGAACCTACTAACTGGCCACCAGATAAACTTCCACCAGATTGGAAGAAGAAACTTGATAGTCAACTTGCAGATAATGAAAAGAATGCTGCTTTGACTGGTAGAGAGTATAGAGGTGACAAGTATCCTACTAACTTTTTCTTCAAAGAGTTGGACACTGTGTTCAGACGAATCATGACTGTTCCAGCAAACTTCAGAGAGTTTCTGGATCTTGCATTTAGATTTGATATTGATGAATATGTGAACACTCCACACTTTTATTTCAGTCTTATTACTGGAACTGGTGACATTAAGAATGGAAAGATTGTTGTGTCTAAGGTTGAAGAAAAGAGTAGTGCTCTGATGAAAGAAGTGTTCAACATTATGTTTAACAAAGGTGTCTCTAATCTGGGCAATCCATCTGCGATTGCCAAACCAGGCACAATGAAAATGGACACCACCGCTGGCAAGGTGCAGGCGTTTGCTGCCAACGCGACAGCTGCCAAACTGTTCTACACCATGTCCATTGACAACATGCCTGTGGTAAACTTAGAGGTGAGATACAAGGGTGCCATCACTTCGTCGCCACAGTTTCAGGTCTTTATCACAACCGAGTTTAAGACTTACTACAAGCGAGCACAACAGATCCTAGAGACCAAAGGAATCCGCACTGTCCTACGATGACTAAGAACCTTCACCTAGAACACATTGAAGATCTGATGCTGATCGAAGGATCTGATGGCATCAAGACATCGTTTGACTATATTGATGATCTGGTAAAAACTTTCTCTGGGACTCCAAAGAACAATCGTAAGATTTCTACTAAGTGGGATGGAGCACCTGCTATTTTTTGTGGTCCAGACCCAGCAGATGGTAAGTTTTTTGTTGCTAAGAAAGGTATCTTTAATAAGAAACCTATCCTGTTCAAAAGCATCAAAGAGATTGAGAATGGTGAGAGTCGTATTGATCTTGCCAACACATTCAAGGCAGTTTACAGGGGTATGAAACCTCTATATGACAAAGGTAAACTGAAAGATGTTGTGCAGGGTGACTTTCTTTTTCATGCTGGCACCAGACAAACTAAGACTGTCATGGGAGAAAACTGTGTGCTGTTCAAACCACAGTTGATTGCATACTGTATTCCAGATCATGATGATTTGTATGATGCTGCTAAAAGGTGTAAGGTCTGTGTAGTTATTCACGCTAAGTATCCTGCCAATGGTGCTAAGACTGTTGCTGATTTGTCTGTAAACTTTGGTTTTGATGCCTCGCATCTATCTACAGATGACTGTCTGATTATTAGTCCATTTACATCAGAACTTGGATCTAACATGGCACTCACACCCAGTGAAAAATCTAAGTTAAACAATTGGAAGCGTGCTGCCAGAAACCTTACACCCAAGGTAGCACCATTTGTTGACATGATTGCACCTGAGCATACTGACAACATGGGTGTTGCATATCTACTGAAGCAATACTTCAACGCTAGAGTCAGAGAGGGGAAAAAAGTTACTAGCGCATCTCAATTTTATCGAGACTTTTGTGCCTGGTATGAGGATAAATTTAGGACAAAGTGGGAAGGACTTACAGATCCCAAAGCGATTACTAGGTGGAAGAAAAAGTATTGTATCGGTAAGGCAGTGCTGGTTAATAATAAGAATCAGTTCATCGACATGGTAGCCCTATATAATACGATCCAGAACATCAAGAGCATATTCATACCTAAGTTTGAAGCAGGAGAGAGGTTCAAAACTTTTTATTATAATGAAGATGGAACCTATGAAGTTGGTGATCAGGAAGGTTATGTTGTTGTTAGGGAGTCAACGAACGCAGTAAAAATTGTTCAACGACTCGGTGGATTCAGCGAGAGAAACTTCAATGAGATGAAGCGTTGGTCTAAAAAATGAATAGGAAAATCGTACTAGCATTTGGTAGGTTCAATCCACCTACAATCGGACACGAAAAGTTAATCGAAGCATGTGCTACTGCAGCAAGACAGCACAAGTGTGACTATAAAGTTTATATTAGTGTCAAAGTTGAGGCAGAAAAGAATCCATTGCCTCCTGAGGAAAAACTTTGGTTTATGAAAGAGATGTTTCCCAGTCACGCTGATCACATCTTTGCAGATACTGATGTACCAGATCCGTTTTTATTATTGGCCTTGTTCAACAAAGAGTATGATGAAGTTGTGTTTGTTGCTGGTTCTGATAGAGTTGCTGGTTATGAGAAATCATTCAATAGACATATGAACGGACCTACTGCAACCTTCTACTATAGTTCACTTAATATAGTATCATCTGGTGAAAGAGATCCTGACTCTGAGGGTGCTTCTGGCATGTCAGCTAGTAAGATGCGTGAAGCAGTCCAAAATGGTGATATAATATCCTTTAGGAAAGGAATACCAAAAACTTTAGGACGCACAGAGATGATGATGCTATACAATGCTGTACATGATGGGATGGGACTGTGAAAGATTTTAAAAAACTTAGAGAGCAAGCGACAAGACAGTCACATAGGCAAGACCCCCTGAAAGAAGGCGACTATATTATGTCTTCTAGGACAGGTGACAAGGGAACTATTCGTCGGTCTGGTGTAAACTATGTGATTGCTATCACTGAGGATGGAAAAATGTTTCGTGAGTGGGTAAAGGATATTCGTCCTATAAATAGACCATAGAAGATCTTCAATTTTAAACAATGGATAAGCAGAGACCTGTTAATAAAGTCGCTCACCATGATGCGTATTCATCTACATTGATGGAAATGTATGCAAACTGGATGGGTGGTGATTGCTTCCAAGGAAGTCATATCCCCGAAGCATTTGAGGGTATGGATCCACAGTCTCATGGTGCTGAGGTTGAAGATACAACCAAGAAGAAGAAAAAGATTGACAAGAAAGAAAAGTCTGTTGCTGAAGACATTGAGATTCTTGAGCGTGAAGAGTATGAGATTGATGGCGTAACCTATGTCATTGAAAAGCAGAAAGGTCTAGACGGTAAGGCTTGCTGGAAAGGTTACAAGCAAATGGGCACCAAGAAGAAAGGTGGCAAGACCGTTGACAACTGTGTTAAAGCAGGTTTTGAACCAGAAGGTGAAGAGATTTCTGAAGGCAAGGATAAGTGCCCCAAGTGTGAAGGTGCTGGTTGCAAGCATTGCGACAACAAAGGTTATCACATGAAGGAATACTTTGAGAAAGAGAATGGTAAGATGGTGAAGAAGCATAACTGTGCCGCTAAAGTTAAGAAAGAAGGTAAAGAGTATTTCTGTATTCCTGAGCAACACACCATGCTTGAGGATGGCACAGTCACCCACTACGATCTTGTTAGTGAGCAGGGTGAAGTTCTTAGAAATGTTCCCGTTACTGATCTTGAGATCGTTGTTGAGAAGATGCATGAGCACGCTGTTAATCATGCTAAGAATGCTGAGCTTCTGGGTGAGAAGAAACTCGATCCAGTTGGCAAGGCAGATGCTGATATTGACAACGATGGCGATGTAGATAAGTCAGATAAGTATCTACATGCCCGTCGCAAGAAGGTTAGTAAGATTCTTGCTATGAAGAAGAAAAAATGAAAACTTTTAAACAACTACGCGAAGAGTGTGACTACAAAGACAAAGAACGAAAAACAAAAAAGTCAAAGAAAACTGTTGAGGTAATGCCAACCGTAAAGGATGGACCACCAAAAGAGTATACACCTACAAAATCTGAGTCTTTTGCTGGTAACTATCAGGGACCACTCTATGCTCCTCATCCTGATTTAGTTCAGGAGGTAGCACCTCCTGGTGCTAAGTATGAAAGAATGGTGAAGCATATCAAGAAGGGATATAAGAAGGGTGGTAAGTTGACGGATGATGAAAAGTCTATCGCTTACGCTACTGCATGGAAAGCAAAAAATAAGAATAAATAGTTCAGCTCATTATGCACTATTACCATGCTCTCTTTCTTACTACCACTTGCGACTAAGATCGTCAAGGATGCCGTTGCCAAAGTACCTGACAACGAAGAACTAGGTGAAAAACTAGTTGAGATTTGCCTACTCGTTCTAGAGAAAGCAGTCAAACTGACCAAGACCGAAATGGATGACCAACTTCTAGAAGTTGTAACCAAAGCAATTAAAGCACGCGAAGAAGCGTGATAGATGGGGGACGCAAGTCCCCCTTCTTTATAAATAATCGTAGTCACAGTATAAACTTGGAGCGTATCAATGTCTCTATACGGAAGAACTGACTCGGCAACCAATGTCACTAAGGCTGGTAGAGGTATTGCTGCGTCGTCTCAAGCTAAAACAGTTGTCTTCGTTGATGAAACGGAAGCAGCACTTGCTGAAAACAAAGCAAGAGGTATCAATGCACCTGGATGGTGGTCGTATTTTACATACACTGATGCTAGCGGTGCTACTCGCCACAAAGCAGAGCATCTCGTAACTCTTGCTAATGCAGATCTCAACGCTAACGAGACTCAATCTGACGATACCATCGCAGCAGATTACACAATCGTTATCGATTCTCAACCAGCTGCTGCTAGCGTAACTGCTCCTGCCGCTGCCCAGTTTGTAGTTGCTGCTAGCACAACACCTGCTGGTGGTGCTCTGACATTCCAGTGGCAAGAAGATCAAGGTGCTGGATTCGTCAACCTTGCTGATGGTGGTGTATACAGCGGTGCTCTCTCGAACACCCTTGACATTTCAGACTCCACTGGACTGGATACATACCAGTACAGAGTTGTTGTTTCTAACACTGGTGCTTCTGCTTCTGTCACCTCCAACGCTGCTACACTAACTGTTGCATAATGCTAAATGAAGTTTGATGAATTGACTCCAGAAAATTGGATCTTATTTGCTATTAAAAATTATAATAATCCTCAGTCAGTAACATACTCTGATTTTGAAGAGGATTTGAAACGCTTCAAATATATCAAGAGGCTCCTTCGTAGATATGAAACTACGAAGGAGCTTCGTAAACATTTGATTCTAAATCATATTATATTATTGTATAATGTGTTTGGTGATGCAGCGACACCACTGCTGTTTTATAAGATTGAAGCAACTTACTGGCCAGTAATAAAGTCTTTTATTCTGTTTCTAGATAGATTGCCAGAATCACTAAATAAAGATATCGATACTGATTGTCTAAAAGAGTTGAATCTAATATGAAAAAGGTTGATGAAATGGTTGCAGGAGATGGAGGTAGTTTATCACTGCCACCTGCTTTTGTATTTGTTAATCCTAAATCAGCTCGTCGTTATAAGAAGTCTAATCAAGATAGAGTAGACGGACGCACTAAAGGTGCTAGACAATTGCTCTCCAGAATTCAGCGAAGAAAAATGAAAGAAGAACTAGAACAAATTATCTCTGAAGCTGCTCCATCAGAAACTGAGAGAGCACAGAAGCAGATCGGTCAGATGAAAAAACTGAGCCGTCAAAAAGATCTTCAGAAAAAGCGTGATGAAGCTAAGAAGAAGATGCAATCCAAGACGAAAGAAATGGATGTATTGATGAAAGCAAGACTGTCTGACTTCAAAAAGAAAGCATCCACCCAGACTAAGAAACTTGGTAAGATGAATAACTCTACAGAATTTACAACAGGTGAAAACATTATGGAAAATCAAGATGTAATTCAGGTTGCTCTAGATGTAGCAACTAGTGAACTTAATCCTAGCGGAGAAGCCTCGTTCGCTAAGATTAAATTTGGAGATGGCTCTACTCAGAGCTTAGATAACTTTTCGGCAAAGCGTATTGCTGCTTGTTATGCTCAGCTAGATGACACACACAAGCAACAGTTTCAGTACATGCTGAATAAAGATGCTTCTTCATATCAATCTGCTCTTGACTTTGCTATCCGCAACGTTTAATGTAGGAGTAACATGTTTGGTCTTGGTAAACTTGCAGTTTTAGAAAGTAAACTGGACATTTATGAAGATCTCTCCAAAGAGATGCTTGACAAACTTGAAAGGGCAGTCTCGACAATCTCGGACAATAGTAACAAGATTGCTATTGTCCTTGAGCGCCATGAAAATCGTTTAGATGAAGGTGAGCGTGTGAATGATGCTATAATCCAAATGATCAAAGATCATCAGAAGTATGATGATCGTATGTTCAAACAATTGGATCAAAAGATTGAAGAACTGAATAAAAAAACTGATAGAAATACTAAGTTTGTTATTGGTGCTACTGCTGTCTTGGCAACGATCGTGACAGTGTTACAAGTGGCTCCACCTATCATCAGACTATTGACACAACCAGCAACCGCTGCTACTATGGAGGTCGTGAAGCCTCTGTAATGCATGTCATTTGTTGACGTTGAATATATTCAATTAGTATCCCCTCGCCTTACTCTTTTCAGTCGTAAGAAGGCAGACCTGTATAATTTCAGGTGTCCTTACTGCGGCGATTCTCAGAAGAGAAAGAATAAAGCGAGGGGATATTTGTTTAAGGTCAAGAATGACTTTGTATTTAAGTGCCACAATTGTGGTGTTGGCCGAACATTTGCAAATTTTCTGAAGGATCAAGATACATTTCTTCATGACAGATATGTCATGGAAAAATTTAAAGATGGTAAGACTGGCAAAGGCACAACTGTTCCCAATCCTAAATTTAATTTTCAGGAACCAAAGTTTTTCAGCAAACGTGAAAAAGGTGTGGATCTTGAAAAAATTTCTGAGCTAAATATTTCTCACCCAGCGAGAGAATATCTTGAGAACCGAGGCATCAAAGATCTAGATTATTTCTACTATTGTCCGAAGTTTAAGGCTTGGACAAATGAACAAAAGAAGATGTTTGACAACCTCAAGCAAGATAGTCCCCGTATTATTATTCCATTCTTAGACAAAGAAGGCAACCTCTTTGGATACCAAGGCAGATCGCTAGCCCCTAAGGCAAAACTCAGATACATTACGATCATGCTGGACGAGGAACAACCCAAGATCTTTGGACTGGATAAAGTAAACATTAACAAACCAATTCATATTGTAGAAGGACCATTTGATGCGACCTTTCTTGAAAACTCTGTTGCTATGGCTGGGTCCGACGCTGATGTTCGGACGTTTGGTTGGAGCAATTATATTTGGGTATTTGATAATGAACCACGCAACAGAGAGATCGTCGCACGAATCTCCAAAGTCATTGACCGAGGAGATAAGGTAGTCATTTGGCCAAAGAAAATACAACAAAAGGACATCAATGATATGGTCCTTGCTGGACATAATGTTCAAGATGTAGTAGACTCTAATGTCTACAGTGGATTAGAAGCAACTCTCAAATTTAACGACTGGAAGAAAGTATGACAAACGGGCACGGTATCAAAGTAAAGAAGCGTAGCGGCGCTGTAGAGGCGCTGAACCTCGACAAGATCCACAAGATGGTAGAGGAAGCTTGCGAGGGGTTAGGGGGCGGTGTGAGTGCCTCTCAGGTCGAAATGAACTCGGGTCTCCAGTTCTTCGACGGGATCGAAACGAAGGACATTCAGGAGATCCTGGTGCGTTCTGCTAGCGATCTGATCAGTCTGGACACTCCCAACTA